GGGAGCAATGGAACTGCTGATGCTAATATTCCAAGCACCACTCGCATCATGGCTATTCATGCTGTAGCGTCTGCTGCTGGTTCCTATTCGATTAAGGGCCAACGTCAGATTACAAACAAGACAGCAGAGGGTACAGCTATTAAGTTTCAGGTAGCAGCTAATGAAGCGTCTGACATTTACATTGGTGACATGGGTGTTGCGGTGTATGGTGTGGTCAGTGTTTCCGGTCCCACTGATGGTTGCGTTCTAACTGCTATGCTTGGCTAGTCATGCCTGACTATGCTTATCTCAAGACAGACCTGATTAATACAACGGAGAATGACTCTACGGAGTTTTCTACGCAGGTATCTGCTTTTGTAAAGAAAACAGAGTTTCGATTGGTAAAGGACTTGGACGATGTAGGTCTGAGCGAATATACCAATGTGTCAGTATCGGCTGGAAATGCTGGTACTGTTTCTTTGAATGATCGTACTCTTATTATTCGTAATGTTAACTATAAAGTTAGCAGCGCAACAAGTACGACTAATCTTCTTCAAAGAACAAATGAATATGTAAATGACTATTGGCCTGTGAGCGCCTCTACAGGAACGCCCAGATACTATAGTCGCAGAACCAATTCTTCTATTCGTATTGTACCTACACCAGTATCGGTGGTTACATTAGAAGTTGAATCACAGTCACAGCCCGTTGCTCTTGCTTCCGCTACAGGAACCAGCGTAACAACCACAAACTATTTCAGTGAGTATTGCTATGATGCTCTATTTGCTGGTTGCATGGTGGAAGCTACCCTGTTTATGAAAGATTGGAATACTCTTCCTGTATGGCAACAACAATATCAAATGGCAATAGATCAACTTAGAAATCAAGCACGGCGTACTCGACAGGATGATATGGCAGTTGCTGGTTCTCCTGCTGGTGGACCCAATACAATTATACAAGGAGCAAGCTAATGTCTAAAAAAAATCATAACCGTAAAAAACATCCTAGTAGGGGTCGTTTACGTTCACGAAAAGTTACAAAGAAAATAGATGAAGCAGCCCGAAGAGCTAACAAACGTGTAGATGATGCTGGGGGTATTTTTACAGGCGCATCTACTCCGAAGATGCATAAATTTTTAACTGGAAAAGATGTTGAAAACAAAAAAAATAAATCTGTTCCCCGTCCTAAGAAAAAACCTACACCTCCTAAAGTGCCAACTATTAAAGCAAAGCCGGGACCAATGAAACGCCGTCCTACTATGAAAGAACAACTAGAAGCTTCTGGTGTAGGGATTGATTACGGACAGCTTGATAAAATGGCTGGCGGCGGATTAATTGGCGGTCAGAAAAAATTAGATGCTAATAAAGATGGTAAGATTAGTGGTGCTGATTTTGAAATGATGGGTGCTAATAACAAAAAATATGGTGGCGGTAAAGTATATAAGAAAATGGGCGGCGGCAAAGTTTATAAACGTAAACATAGTGGTAAGGTTATTAAAAATAATATGAGTGGACAAGACCTTGTAAACGCTTGCTATGACTAATCGCTCCAGTATTAGGAAACAAGTTACTCGCCCCGGTAAGAAAAAAGTTAAAAAAGTAATGGGCGAATATAAGCGGGGCAAACTTAAAAGTAGCTCTGGTAGAAAAGTTAAGACTAAGAAACAAGCTATAGCTATCGCACTTAGCGAGGCACAACGTAAGAAACGCAAAAGGAGAAGTTAGATGCCGGGACCACACACACTTTTAAAGCGCCCTATTGATCTTGATGAGATCGTGGGCCGTCCTACTGGACAAGGCTACGGTGCTGCACGTAAAGGACCAGATGTTAAAGGTCCACCGCAGGATGTTGTAGTTGATGAAGACTACGAACAAGGTAAAGCTTTTAAAGTAGAAGATTAATCACTATATGATTACTGAGGAATTTCTTGAAAGATATAATAAATCTGTAGAGGAAGGATACGATGACTATACATTAATTGATTATAGTCAAATTAAACCTGACAAAAATAATTATAAAGACTTTGATAACTACTGGCAAGAACTTTGTAACTATCTAGATAATAAATACAGGTATACATATGGCAGTAAAGCGAAAAAGAAAACCTAGCAATATGAAAGGCATTACCATTGGTCGGGGCATGAAACGTCCTACCAAGGCTGGTGCTGGCATGACCAAGAAGGGCGTTGCCAAATATCGTAGACAGAATCCCGGTTCTAAACTAAAGACTGCTGTAACTGAAAAAAATCCTAAAGGTAAACGTGCAGCAAGGCGCAAGTCATACTGTGCAAGGTCTGCTGGACAAATGAAGAAGTTTCCAAAGGCTGCTAGAAATCCTAACAGTCGATTAAGACAAGCTCGTAAACGGTGGAGGTGTTGATGAAAAAAGCTGTAGATGCTCCCAAGGGATATCACTGGATGAAATCTGGAAAGGGCTTTAAGCTTATGAAGAATCCTAGAGGTGGCTATGTGCCGCATAAGGGCGCTTCCAAGAAAGCCAGCTTTGAAGTTCAGAAGATACATAAGAAATGATTAAGCGTAAGAAAGGCGGCACAGCCACTAAGCGTGACCCAAAGAAGTGGGCAGCAGCAAAGGCCAGAGCAAAGCGCAAGATGGGCGGCAAACATTCTGCCAGAGCTATGCAGCTTGCCGTTAAGTATTATAAGGATGCTGGTGGAACTTACAAAGGTAAGAAGAAAAAAAGTAATAAACTTTCAAAATGGAGCAAGCAAAAATGGCGAACAAAGTCAGGCAAACCATCACGGCAAACTGGGGAGAGGTATTTACCGGAGAAGGCAATCAAGGCTTTATCGTCAAAGGAATATGCAGCGACCACCAGAGCAAAGAGAAAAGGGACTGCTGCCGGGAAGCAGTTCGTGAAGCAGCCCAAAAAGATAGCACGGAAAACAAAAAGGTATAGAACCTAATGGCAGTTTCAGGCACATATGACTTTAACCTTGACATAGACGAGGTTATACAAGAAGCTACGGAAATGATCGGGGGTGAGGACACCCTTGGTCACGAACCTGCTTCTGCACGTCGCTCTATCAACCTCATGCTTAAAGATTGGCAGAACAGGGGTGTGCTTCTCTGGACCACTTCTGTTTCCAGTGTAACTGTATCAGCAAGTGTTACAGCATACTCTCTTTCCTCTTCTACTGTAGATGCTCTGGAAGTTGTTCTTAACAGAGATGATACAGATATACAACTTGAACGTATAACTCCTGAAGAATATCTTCTCATTCCTAACAAGACTCAGACAGGCCGTCCCACTCAGTATTCTATTCGCAGAGGGCGTGATAATCCTACTCTGTCTTTATGGCCTATTCCTGAAAATTCTACAGATGTTTTGAAGATGGAAATTTTTTCTGAACTTCAGGATGTAGATAAATCTGCTATACAAAATGCAGATGTACCTAAAAGATTTTTGCCTTGCCTTACCTGTGGTCTTGCCTACTACATGGCAATGAAGCGTCCTCTTGTTCCTGAAAACAGGATTATGATGCTGAAGGCAAACTATGAAGAGTTGTTAGCCAGAGCAATGGAGGAAGATAGAGAACGTGCTTCTATGCATGTAGTGCCTAGATTGAGGTATATCTAATGGCTAGTAATAAAAATGCTCTGGCTATGTGTGATGTGTGTGGGTTTGTATATCCACACAGAGTAATGCAAATGAATAGCTATGGGATGCTGGTATGCCCAGAAGACTTTGAAGGACAGTTTGATCTGAAGAACCATCCTCAGAATAAAGTACCTGATGTAAGAGATAATCCAGCTATTCTCAATCCTCGTCCAGATACGGGCGGTAGAAATCTTACATGGAGCGAAGCTTCAAGTGCTTGGGGATCAACAGATAAATATTGGAATCTAATATGACCGATTTAACAAGTCAACTAATATCAAATACATATAAGCAGGTAATACTTGTTAGTTCGTCTGCAAGTAACATTGGTGTAAATACTTCCCTGAAGGCTGTACAAACTGGTGATGGAAATAATACCGCCCTGAAGGTAGCAACCAATGCAATTCAGATTACTGGTGCATTAGGAGTGGATGGATCGGTATCTCTGGATGGAAACTTACATGTAGATGATAAAGTATGTGCCAGCAGTTTCTATGGAGATGGGTCAAACCTCTCTGGTGTGACTGCAACGATTGCTGGTAATATATCAGTAAGCAATGCCACGGTAGGGGGCACTCTTTATGTTGGCGGTACAGCTACTCTGGCTGGCGCTACACATCTGCAAAGCACTGTATCAGTCGGTGGGGCTGCACACTTTGGTTCCACGGTAACTGTATCAGGTGCAGCACAGCTTCAAAGCACAGTAACGGCTGTTGGGGCTGCAACATTTAAATCTACAGTTACAGTAGAGAATGCAGCAATACTTAAAAATAATGTATCGGTTGGCGGAACATTCGCAGCGGCTGGTGCAGCCACGTTAACCTCAAAAACAGAATTTAAAAATGATGTATCAGTCAGTGGCCGTCTTGATGTAGCAACGTCAGCTTCTATTGGTGGTGTTTTAGATGTTACAGGCATAGCTAACTTTGCTGATAAT